ACGGTCAGCGGACGCAGTCTTGAGTCTATATTGGACCGACGCGTCATGCATCCCTATCCGATGTGGGACGGCACGCTTCTATGCAAGCACGAGCGAACCCGCGGTAGGGTTAAGGACGTCATCAAGGATTACACCAATTTGCTGTTCAAACAGCGGGACTTCATTGACACGTCGCACGAGCGTCATGTCCAAGGCTTCGGATGGTATTCGGTCGACGAATTGCCCGAGGGAATTCGCAAGGGTCGACCTGTTTCCTCCCTGGACATCGGCAACATCCAAGTCAGTAGTGACGCGGATGTTCGAATTATGAACTACTCCAGGGAATGGAAGAACTATCCCGATTACACTAAGGACCCGTACACAATGGAGGGGTCCTGGTATAAGATTGTTCAGAACCTCACCGACTTGACGATGTCCGGATGGGCCATCGAATACAACGGGGAAGACCCATATTACTGGTATGGGTACAGCTACAACGGAGTCAACCGAACATTCAATCAAGGCGAACGACCGCCTGTAGTGTTCTCTCCGAAGTACGATAACCTGTCTAAGGCCACCTACTTCAAGTCCAAGGTTAGCACGCGGACAAAGATATTCTCGGGTGCTGTGAAATTCACGGTGCCTACAAATTTAATTACAGAAAAAGAGTATCTCGACGACAACAGAGACTCCGCGATGCAGAATAACTCGGTTACCGTCGGCACCAAGGGACTCGGCCTGAGGGAGGGGTATTTTCAGAACCCGTCAATCGAACACACAAACGGATACTCGCAGGCCGCAACAGGGGTCCAGGGCGTTGGCACAGTAGACCCAAGATCGATCCACCGCCAAATCCACGAGCAGTGCAATACCGAGCTGTGGCGTCATATGCCCATCGAGATGTTCTCGGGTGAGGCTGCCCAGCAGTCCATGTATACCTACAACGAGGACTTCTTCCTGGGCGATTTCGTGCAGATCCAGAACGAGTTCGGGCAGCAGGACATCGCTCGAGTGACCGAGTACATCCGCTCATCCTCAGACTCGGAGGGGGACGTCTTCTACCCGACGTTCACGTCCTTGTCCGATATTCAGAAGTCGAAACCGGGGTTGAACATCACATGACAGAGAAATCAGGATTCTTCGTCTCCATCAATGGGGACCGGAAGTACTCCGCTGACGACTTCGGCCGCATGTTCGACGGAGTCATCTCGGACGGTATATTCCAGAACTGGGGTCGAGGCTATCAAGTGGCCAAGGGCTCTGGACGAGAGATCATCGTACAGTCTGGGCGTGCTTGGTTCAAAGGGCACTGGATTGAGAACGACGCGAACAAGGTCTACGCACTCACCGAGGGCGCTACGGACGGCGACCGCTACGACGCCATAACCCTCAGGGTCGATAAGACACCCAGTGTTCGCTCCGCTGGTACCCGTGTTATTCAGGGAACTTCGGGGGGCGGTGTTCCTCAGCCGACTCAGACTAACGACACCTTCGAAGTCATCATCGCCTATATTCGGGTCCCCAGGGGAGCCAAGACGAACGCCGACTTCGAAGTCACGGACTGCCGCGGTAGGGTTGGCGCTCAGTATGCTCAGTGGGCTCAGAGCGTCATGCAGCCCAAGCAGATCGCTCTGAACAACAAGAACGATTTCCTCAACGCCTTCAACAACGACCCGAATCTTAAGCGAGTAATTACTCGGGGTAACAACCTGGGACGGGTCATGACGCCCGCCCAGAAGGCTGCAATTCGAAACGGGACGTTCGACGGCTTGTGGCTGGGTGACTACTGGCAGTACAACGATAATTCCTGCAAGTGGATTATTGTCGACTTCGACCGATGGTTGGACTACCCGAACGGCGAGAACCAGCACCGCATTACGGTCATGAGCGACCGGAACCTCGGGATCGACAATGTTGGCGAGTCTGGATGGTGCGAATACGGCTGGAATGGCTCTAAGATGCGACGGGACTATGCCAATGGTATGGTGCGGTTCTCTACGCTAACTCAGGTCTTCGCTATGTCGGACTTCCGGACGTTCCCTGTTATGGAGCCGCACGGTTACGAGAACACCGGGAATGCCTGGGAGCGCACGGAGAAGGACTGGAGCTGGGAGTACCCGCAACTCACCATCCCATCCGAGTTCGAGATGTTCGGCTCATATCTTGTGCACAACCGCATCAACGGTGACACCCACACTATCGGCCCCATCTCTCGTCAGTTCTCGTATTTCCGTGTCGGCAACCCGATTCCGACCCCGGGCGAGTCCTTCTGGCTCCGGGATCAGATCTCTAAGGACTACTTCGGCCTGTACTACGGCGACCAGCGTCGAGTCACTTGGGCCCAGTGGACTGAGAAGTACGGGGTGCGCCCGATCGTTTCTATCGGAGGCTAAATGTCTCATACTGTGGAGCTGGCGATCACCATATTCGGCTCCGTTCTCACCAGTACGGGTCTCTGGGCGTATCTCCAGAAACGTGCTGAAAGGCATGATGCCAAAACCCAGCTTATGTTGGGTTTAGCGCACAACCAGATCGTGGCTATGGGAACCGCATATCTGTCCCGTGGTTACATCACCATCGATGAGTTTGAGGACTTACAGAAGTATCTGTATCAGCCCTACCACACTTTCGGCGGAAACGGGACTGCCGAAAAGGTAATGGATGCCGTGAACCGGCTTCCGATCCATTTTCCTGACACCCGAAGAAAGGACAAGCGCTATGTCGCTGTCGAATCAGACCTACAACACTCTGAAGTGGATTGCACAGATTCTGCTTCCTGCCCTCGCCACCCTGTATCTCGCCCTGGCGGGTTTGTGGGGTTTCCCTCACACTGAGGCGGTTGTGGGCACCATCACTGCTCTCGACACTTTCCTGGGCGCTCTGCTCGGTCTTGCATCCAAGAACTACGAGCCCGAGGTTGACGGCGTGCTCCATGTGGACCACAAGAACCAGGAGGTCTACGCCGCTCTGGAGACTCCCGCTCAGGACATGACCAAGAAAGACACGGCCACTCTGAAGGTCTCCGAGGTCTGACGATCCGCGGGATCGACATGGTCTATAATGATACCCCTCATTTGAAAGGAATACCATGTCCGACAACAAGCCGAACACCAAGAAGGCCCTCGAAGAGGCTTACGCTTTCATCGACGGCATGGATCCCGACAGTGAAGCCTATCGCGAAGCTCTCCGCAGCATCAAAGAGCTTGAGCAGATTCAAGACGCAAAACACCGTCGTTTCTGCCCCAGCCCCGACGCTGTGGTGGGCGCCGCCGGCTCCATCCTCGGAATCCTCGCCATCGTGAAAGCTGAGCAGATCTTCCCCGTCGCCTCCAAGGCACTCGGATTCGTCGCCAAGATCCGCATCTGAGACACGAAAGACCTAGGACCCCACAAGGGTTCTAGGTTTTTCGCAAACGTTCTGATTTTCGAAATCCAAAAATTCCCGGGTGGGAAAATTGGAACGCGGATTTTGCAAGCCCTATAACGAGACCCCTCACGAAAGGAATCCGTCATGTCCAACATCTTCATCGCATTCGGTTTCATCTCCTTCGTCATGTTTCTGTACACCGTCTACTCCCAGGCCCAGCAGATCAAGGCGCTCAAGAAGACTGTCCGCCACCAGCGGCATCTCCTTAAGGCTGCCTCGACTCCGTCCGCCCAGGAGACCGACAATGTAGAGAAGTATCTCGAAGAAGATTGGGCCGAGATCGAGAAGATCTTCCGACAGAACTCTACCAAGAAGTGACTCTCACTCCTAGAACCCCCACGGGTTCTAGGTTTTCGCAAGATCAGCAGGGCATATAATGAGACCTATAGACCGAAAGGACTGATCATGCTGATCTCCCGCCTCGTCGAGAACCTTGTCAAGTCTGTCATCTACTGCGTTGGAATCTACGCCATCGTCAAGTGGGTGCTTTCCCGCTACAAGATCTCGAAGCAGGATTTCACCGCCCCTACCCACATCGATCACAATCTCTGACACACTCCTAGAACCTTCACGGGTTCTAGGTTTTCGCGGATTCTGCATGGCCTATAATGAGACCCACATCTGAAAGGAACCACCATGACCCGCGTC